TTACGAAAGAGGAAATCCGCGAACGACGTGAGCGTGAAGCCGCCCTCCGGCCGCCAGAGGGTGAATTGAAGCCGCCTTCGTGGCTTGGGCCGGCGGCGAAGAAGGAATTTCGCCGCATTGTCAAGGTGATGGCTGAGACCGGCTTGCTGACGGTCGCTGACGTTGATCAGCTTGCCGTTTATTGCGACGCTTTGGTGCGATACGCCGAAGCAACGAAGGAGATTGAGGAGCGCGGCGTGATTGTTGAGAGCTTGAAGGGACCGGTGCAGAACCCGGCGGTGTTGGTTGCGAATAAATACGCTGCCATCATCGCCAAACTGGCGCCGCGGTTGGGACTTGACCCGTCGGGGCGGGCCTCGCTGGCGATCCCGCGGGAGAAGGAGAAGACCGTCGACCCATTCGAGGAGAAGTTCGGTCATGCGAGCCTCAACCGCCGTAGCGGTTGATGCGACAACGGAATATGCAAGGGCGGTTGTCGAAGGGCGAATCCTTGCCGGGCGATGGGTTCGGCTGGCATGCGAGCGCCACCTGCGGGACCTGGAGCGGCAGGGAACCGACCAGTTCCCCTTCGTGTTCAGGCCGGAGTTGGCCGAGCGGGTATTCGACTTCTTCACCTACTGCCGGCATGTCAAGGGGCCCCTAGCCGGGCAGCCCATCGAGCTTGGCGACTGGCAGCGGTTCATCTTCGGCTGCATTTTCGGGTGGGTTCACCGGGACACGGGCCTGCGGAGATTTCGCAAGGCATACGTCCAGGTGGCCCGCGGCAACGGCAAGTCTACGATGCTATCCGGCCTTGGGCTCTACATGCTCATGGCCGACGGTGAATTTGGGGCCGAGGTATACGCCGCGGCCACCAAGGCCGAGCAGGCCCGGATCGTCTACAATGCCGCCCGGGTCATGGCGATCCGCTCGCCTGACCTGCTCAAACGGCTAGAGCCAGGGCGGGCGAAAATCGAGCACCCCGCCACAGAGAGCGTCTTCCGGCCGCTAAGCAAGGACGACCAGAAGACGGGCGACGGCTTGGCGCCGCACTTGGCTATCATTGACGAGTACCATGCGCACCCGACGTCGGAGATGTACGACGTTCTGGTGTCGGCTCTGACCAAGCGGGCGCAACCGCTCCTGTTCGTCATCACGACGGCGGGATTCGATTTGTCGTCTCCGTGCTACGCCGAGTACCAGTACTGCTGCCGGCTGCTNGAAGGCGCCGTTGAAAACGAGGAGTACTTCGTCTACATCGCCCAGCTCGACCCGGAGGACGACCCCAAGGACGAGCGGGTGTGGNTCAAGGCNAATCCCTTGGTGGCGTCCACCGAGTGGGGGCTCCGGTCGCTCCGGGCCGACCTCAAAGAGGCTCTGGACGACCCCCGGAAGATGCGCAACTTCCTGACCAAGAACATGAATATGTGGGTCGACCAGAAGCAGGACGGCTACATGCCCATGGACCGCTGGCGGGCTTGCCAAGGTGAGCTGCCGGATCTAACCGGCGCGGAAGTGTTCGTCGGTGTTGACCTGGCGGCCACCACCGACCTGTGTAGCGTTGTCTTCGAGTTCCCGCTGGGCGGCGGCCGGTACGCCGTTNTGCATCACAGTTTCGTTCCCGAAGAACGGCTGCAGGAGCGCCGGAAGACGGACAAGGTGCCATATGACCTGTGGATTCGGCAGGGATACATGACGGCCGTGCCCGGGGCGCTGATTGACCTAGACTTCGTGGCCGATTGGGTCCACCAGAAGGTGCAGTCCAAAGGTTGGCNGGTGCGAGAGGTCTGCGTGGACCCCTGGCGGGCGGCCCAATTTACTCGGCGGATGCAGGAGTACGGCTACTTGGTCGTCGAGGTGCCGCAGACGATCCGGTATATCTCGGAGCCGACGCTGAACCTGCGAGGCTGCGTGCTGGATGGCAGGCTGGTCCACGACGGAGACCCCGTCCTGACATGGGCGATGGGAAACGCCGTGGCCAGGGAGGACGCGAACGGCAACATCCAGCTTGCGAAGAACCGCAGCCGGGACCGAATCGACCCAGCGGTAGCGCTGGTGACGGCTCACGCCAGGGCCATGCATGCCGAGGTCGCCAGCGTGGACGTGAGCGAGTTCGTGGACGACGAATTCCTGGACAAGTTGTGGGGATGAGCTAGATGGCGCGTGGACGGCGGGAACAACAGAATACCGGAGCCTTGCGGCGGGCCTGGGACTGGTTGGCCCGCCGTTTTCGCGCTGAGCAGAAGCGGGAGGTCATCGGCCTGGACGACCCGCGCTTGCTAGAGATCCTCGGCATCGACCCGGACGACCTGCTGGCCCGGGGGACAGGAGCNCTGCGTGAGGCGACGGTCTACGCCTGCGTCAAGATTCTGAGCGAGGCCGTTGCTAAGCTGCCGCTCAAGGTGTACCAGGAGCTGCCCGGGGGCGGAATCCGGAAGGCGACGGATCACTATCTGTATCCGATTTTGAAGCACCGGCCGAACCCGTACATGACGGCCTACGATTTTTGGCGGGCGGTCGAGGCACAGAGGGCCTTGCGTGGCAACTCGTTTGTCGCCATCGAGTTTGAGACGCGGGGACCGAACCGTGGCCGGGTGAAAGCTCTTTGGCCCATTGACACGTCCAAGGTTGAGGTGTGGGTGGACGACGAGGGCCTCATCAGTACCAGGAATCGGATCTGGTACATCGTCACCGTCGGCGGCCAGCGGCGGCGACTGGAGCCGGACGAAGTGCTGCACTTCAAGGGGCTGACGGTCGATGGGATCGTGGGCATCAACCCCATCGACTATCTGCGGTTCCTGGTGGAGAGCGGCGCCCAGGCGACCAGATATTTGCATCATTTCTACAAGCATGGCCTGCAGACTCGGGGCATCGTTCACTACGTTGGCGACCTGAACGAGGAAGCGAAGCGGAAATTCCGTGAGCGCTTCGAGCAGATGGCCAGCGGCTTGAAGAACGCCCACCGGATTGCTCTCCTGCCGGTGGGCTTTCAATTCCAGCCGCTGCAGCTGTCCATGACGGACGCCCAATTTCTGGAGAATACGCAGCTCACCATCCGCCAGATCGCCAACGTGTTTGGCATCAAGATGCACCAGCTCAACGACCTGAGCCGGGCCACGCACACGAACATCGAGGAGCAGCAGAAGCAGTTCTACGCCGATACCCTGCAGGCCATCCTGACGGGGTATGAGCAGGAGATCGCCGCCAAGCTCCTCCTCGACTCGGAGATTCAGGCCGGCTACTACGTCAAATGGAACGTGGACAGTATCGTCCGCAGCGACATCAAGACCCGGTACGAAGCGTACCGGGTGGGCATCCAGGGCGGTTTTCTGACGCCGAATGAAGTGCGGGCCCTGGAGGAGCTGCCGGCCCTAGACGGCGGCGATGTGCTGCTGGTCAACGGTGCNATGCGACCTCTGGAGCAGGTCGCNCAGGGAGGCGGTAACGGTGCGAGGCAAGCGTAAGTTCTGGCAGTTCNGGGCAGCNGCCGANGACCCGAAGGTCGGCGAGTTGNTGCTTTACGGCGAAATCAGCGACTTTACCTGGTGGGGTGACGAAGTGACGCCCCGTCAGTTCCGTGAGGACTTGGAGGCCCTCGGCGACATCGATGAGCTCCGCATCTACATCAACAGCCCGGGCGGCGACGTCTTCGCGGGGCAGGCTATCCTCTCCATGCTCAAGCGGCATAGCGCCTACAAGGTGGTCTACATCGATGGCCTGGCTGCCTCGGCTGCCAGCATCGTGGCCATGGCAGGAGACGTCATCCGGATGCCGCGCAACGCCATGATGATGATCCACAACGTCTGGACCGTTGTGGCTGGTGACGCCAATTACCTCCGGGANGTTGCTGACGCCCTCGACCGGATCACCGAATCGGTCGTGGCGGCCTACAAGGAGAAAACTGGTCTCGACGACGAGGAGATTCGTCGCATGATGGATGCCGAGACCTGGATGACNGCCGAGGAGGCCGTCGAGAAGGGGTTCGCCGACGAGATTGAGGAAACCCGGGTGGTCGCGGCTTCGTTGCGCAACGGAACCCTGGTCGTNAANGGCCAGGAAGTGAANCTCTCTCGCTTCAAGAACCCTCCGAAGCTGCTGGTGGTGCCGGACAACNANGACCCGCCCAAGCCGGCACCCCAGGCAGAAAGGGGGGACTCGGATGCGGAGCGTAAGCGCCGATTGAAGCTGTTGG